AGCGTTTGGGTCAGCGTTGGGGCCAGCGTGCGCGACAGCGTTTGGGCCAGCGTGCGCGACAGCGTTGCGGCCAGCGTGCGCGACAGCGTTGTTGACAGCGTTGGGGCCAGCGTGCGCGCCAGCGTTTGGGCCAGCGTTACGGACAGCGTTTGGGCCAGCGTTGCTGCCAGCGTGCGCGACAGCGTGCACGCTGGCGTTTGGGCCAGCGTTTGGGCCAGCGTTGCGGCCAGCGTTGGGGCCAGCGTGCGCGCCAGCGTTGGGGCCAGCGTTGCGGCCAGCGTTGCGGACAGCGTTGCGGACAGCGTTTGGGCCAGCGTGCGCGACAGCGTGCACGCCAGCGTTGGGGCCAGCGTTGGGGCCAGCGTTACGGCCAGCGTTTGGGCCAGCGTTTGGGCCAGCGTGCACGCCAGCGTTTGGCACAGCGTTGCGGCCAGCGTGCGCGACAGCGTTGGGGACAGCGGTTATGGAGCGCACGACGCTCATTGGCTGGGCTTTTACGAATACTTTTCGGTCAACTGTGGACTGACCGAGATTGTCGCGCCGCTCCAACCGCTGATTGATCTTGCCTCACATTGCGGCTGGTGGATTCCGTATGCCAACGTTTGTATCCTCCAGCAGCGGCACAGCGAATTGCATCGCGACGCTGACGGGCGACTACACAACGCCAGTGGCGCCGCCATTGTCTACCGCGACGGCTGGGGGATTCACATGTGGCACGGCACGCGTATTCCTCCTCAACAAGCCTGGATTATTGATGATCCGAATCGCATCAACGTCGCCGCGATTGACAGGGAAGGCAATGCCGAAATCCGGCGCGTCATGCTGGAGATGTTCGGCCATGACCGGTACATTCTGGAAAGCGGACTGAAGCCAATCCAGACCGACGAATATGGCGAGTTGTTCCGCCGCGTGTTGGCTGGCGACGAAGCATTGTGCATGGTTCGCGTCGCCAACAGTACGCCCGAAGCCGATGGATTGTTCAGGCGCTACATGTTGCGCTTAGATCCGCAATTGCGTCCATTGTTAGCAGGCGGTGAATTTGGTAGACCGCAACCGTTCACCGCGCGCAACGCAGTAGCCTCTACATTTGGAATGTATGGAGACGAATATGCACCATCTCAGCAAAGTTAATAACACATTGGTTCATTAATGAGCGACAAATTTATCGACCTAGACCGTGTACTCGATGAGGAGTCTTGGGATTGGCTTAACGACAATTATCCGGCGCTGGCAATCACCGTAGCAAAGTCGGTGCAGAATGGCATGAGCGCCGAGGACATCAAGCGGCGCGTGGTGGAACGCGTAGGCGCGCACCGTCTGCCGCTGGCGCAACGCTGCGAGTCGGCAAGCCGCCATCTATGGGCTACGAAAGGCGATAAATAGCGGCGAAGTTTGTGCAGAGCGTACAAGCCCAACGAGGCTAAAGATAACGCCCCGGCGCTGGAGCTTGCAGGCACAGCGACCGAGGCATAGAAACAGATAAGGAGATTATAGCACATATGGCACGCGGACGCATGATCAATCAGACAATCGACTATGACGCCGAATTTAATGCGCTGAGTATTGATGCTCAGTTGATGTATCTTCGCACACTAGCCTTCCTAGATAGGGATGGGCTTATCTTTGGGCATCCGCGTGCTTTACTCGCCAAAGTAGCCCCACTACTCGACTTCTCACAAGGGCAGATGCTAGACATCATTGACCAGTGGGTAGACCTGGGCTTGGTGATTCGCTACCTTGCCAAAGTGGGCCACGTGCTTTTTTTTAAGGGATTCGCCAAGAACCAATCAGGGATGCACTACGACCGCGAATCACCGAGCCGCTTCGACCCGCCGCCGGGGTGGACGTATGGCCCTAAAGGACTTGTGCAAATTTACGCCGGAGAGCCTCCTGCAACGCCGCAGGACAGCAGCCAGAGCGAATCCGGCGAACCTCCAACAGAGCCGGATACTATCCTCCGGCAAGAGTCCGGCGAACCTCCAACAGAGCCGGATACTATCCTCCGGCAAGAGTCCGGCAAGAGTCCGGCAAGAGTCCGGCAAGAGTCCGGCGGAACTCCTACACAAATAGAAGTAGAAGTTAAAGATCAAGTACAAGATAAACTTAAACCAATAGAGGATGAGGAAGATACGCAGGCGCGCGAGCCGATTGCCCATGCTTGGCATGACTATTACGGCGAAGAGATTCCAGAAAATCTTACAGGGCGTTTGGTGAAACTCGAAAGCGAGTGCGGCACGGATGCGGTCATTCATGGCATCCAAGTCAGTGCCGTTGCCAAGACTCGCAATTTTGGCTACTTGGCAAAGTCAGCGCGCAACTACCTTCCAGAGCCACAAGAGGAAGTGATCCACGGCAACGGCTACCATGTTGATTTTCCCGGCGTTCATGTTCTGCAACCCTCCGAAAAGACTGGCCCGCCGTCGCCGTCGCCATTGCCATTGCCTCCGCCTATGCCGCATGACGACCCCTGGGCCATCTGCCTCGCTGAACTCATGCCGTCGTTGCCGGGTGTCGCTATGGCCTACCTGAAAGGCAGCGTCATCGAGGCGGGCCAGCCATCCGGCGCAAACTTGGCGGCGTATTGGGCAGGCCTGTACTCATTGACATTGTTGCAGCCGAAACGGAGCCAGCCCAATGACCGCCTTGTTCGAGATGGAGCCGCGCAAAGACCCGCGTATGGTAGAGCAGGCGCACAGGCTGACGCACCCCGATTTAGAAATCTGCCGCGTCAAAATAGACGCCGCGCTTGCCAGTCGCGTGCCAACGATTCACTTTGAAACGGAGCCAGCCCGATGACCATCGAAATGACCAGAGACGGCAAACGCATCTATAGAATCAACCCTGATGACCCCTGCCAGGTTGATGTGAAGGAAAACCTGGCCAACGCGCGCTGGGGCTTCTGGTTGGTGCGCGACAGCGCTGTCCAAGCGCGTGTCGCCCTCTTTGCTCTGGAGCAGGGTCGCGAAGCTACGCCGCCGCGACAGGAGCCGCGGCCATGAGCGCTAAAGAGCTTATTGACCAGGCGTTCAAAAAGTGGGTGGAGCGGCTTGGGCTGATGTGGTGGGACGTGGACGTGCATTTTTACGATGACCCAGGTGAGATTGTGCGCTTGTTTCGTCAAGCTGACAATGAGGACGTTGTCGCAGCTTTTGTTGATTCTAATTGGATGTATGCCCACGCCAAGATAAGTATTAATCTGCCCGCCTTTGATGAGATGGAGCCACGCGAAATAGAGAAAATTATCCTGCACGAGCTAATTCATATCCTTCTCAACGAAATGCGCCAAGGCGAGTTGCACCATGAGGAACGGGTGGTGACGGGGCTGACAAAGGCTTTTTTCTGGGTGGTGGCTGCCGTAGAGGAAGAGTTAAAATCAGGGGCTGCGCCGCATCATGGCGCAAGACAGGAAGAAACGCTGTGAACGAGCCGCCAACCAAGACCACCCCACGCGCCGCGCGCCGCCATCACGAGCTTGGCGGCCAATGCCAGCGGCTTAGTCCCTGCGGCCTGCGCTGCATCCTCGATGCTTACGTCGAGCACAGTCTACATTGTTGCCGAGACGAGGACTGCGCGTGCCACAGCGCGGCTCGTTACCAGCGGCGAACGGCGGTTCGCGAATGACATCCACAGCCGCCGACATTGCCAGCATGTACACCAGCTACTACGCCAAAATCTACGCCTTCATCCGGCTGCGCGTGCAGACGTATGGCACGACGAATGAGAATGTTGAGGACATGGCGCAAGAGACGTTCCGCCGCGCGCTTGAGTCGCTCCAGTCCGGCACCGAAGTCGAGCAGCCGTTGGCGTGGCTATATCGGATTGCCAAGAATATCACGATTGACCATTTCCGCTTCAACGGCCGTCGCCAGCCTAGCATCGTCTGGGATGACGTGCGCGACGAACCCGCCAACGACCTGTCGCCCGCCGACTACGCCATGAGCGCGATTGCGTGCGATACGATTCTGGGCTGCGTGGGGCGGCTGACTGACGGGCAAGCCAAAGCCGTCGGGCTGATGGCCGACGGCTATCAGAGTTGCGACCTGGGCGATATGCTGGGCTTGTCAGACAGTGGTGGCAAGCAATTGTTGATGCGCGGGCGGCGAAGCCTGAGAGGGCTACTGAGCGCAAGGGGGTACGCATGACTCATTGGGAGAATCTCTCCACCCAAGTCGAAGAAGACGGGCAGCGCGCTCAGTTCGACGAGGGGCTGCTCGAAGGCTACGCGCTGCCAGCCTACCCGCTGCCCGCCATCGCCAGCAAGCCGCTGTACATGCTCACGGTACGCGAGCGCGGCGTTGTGTACGGGCGGCTAGTGCGGATGGACGAGATGATGGGGGAGCGATGAGCGTAACGCTGCATTTGGGGGATTGTCTGGACGTGATGGCTACGCTTGACGCGGGGAGTGTGGATGCGGTGATTACTGACCCGCCGTATGGTATCGGGTGGGCGGGACATAACGGTTCGGATGTGCAATGGCGCACCATGGCCAATGACGACGGAGCGTTTGATTTGCGTCCAATACTGAGTATGCCTTGCCTTGTAATTGCTTTTGGAGCCAATTATTATCCTGAGCAGTTGCCCCATCGTGGACGTTGGATTTGTTGGGACAAGCGCATTGTAGAGAAGTCGGACAGGATGCTAGGCAGTCCCTTTGAGCTTGCCTGGATCAACAAAACAAGTGGATTTAACCGCATGTATAGAGTGATGCACGGGGGCATAGTCAATGCAGATGGTCACAATGCTAAAAGGGTGCATCCAACACAGAAGCCCGTGACGCTAATCAAGAGGTTGATATTGGACTACACAAAGCCAGGGGACACCATCCTCGACCCCTTCATGGGCAGCGGCACAACAGGCGTGGCCTGTATCAAGACGGGACGCAACTTTATCGGCATCGAGCGCGACGAGAATTACCACGCCATAGCCACTAAGCGCATAGCCGAGGCGCAAATGCAGCCGATGCTGCTGGAGCTAACATGACCGCCACACCACACAACTATTACCCGCCCGATGTCACGACGCCGATTTTGGTTCAAATCGAAAACGATTGGGTGTACTCGCTGCACTTTGAGTATACCTATCACGTGAGAAAATTCCGAGGCCGCTTCGTTCGCCTCGTCGAGGTGACGGAGACCGAGCCGAGCCACAAGTGATTGACGTAACGTCGCAAATCGTGTAGGATAGGAGCAAGCGCAGGGTGCAGACGCCAGCCGATATTGAACAGGTGCTTGAACAAATGAGGATCGCGCTGGTGCGTTGGCACGAAGCCGATACGTTGGGCGAAATCGCAATTGTGCGCGGCGGCGTCGAGTATCAGGTCGAGGAACGTCCCAAGCGGCGGCACAAGCCCATCAAGCGCGAATCGCAGGGCATGAGCGTCATAGATAAAAGCGGGCATTGCCCGAATTGATGCGCCCCTGTTTTGGGGCTAACCCGTTGGTGGGGACAAGCGCGCATGGTGCGACGGGTGTCAGGGCCAACACTGATACCCAACAATTTCAGAGATCGCTCTCTTTGGAGGGGGTCAAGCCGGATTCGTCCGTGTTTGGCCCGCTCTTTCATTAGGAGTCTCGTGAATGGAGATCGCAGAACTTTTGCAATTGGCGGCGGGTCAGAGCGCCGGAATGGTTTTTGGCCTTGTCTTGCTCTGGGTCATGATTCGCGACCGCAAAGACCAGGTGGCACGCGACCAGGCGCAGGTTGTGCGAGACGCGGCGATGGCTTCTCTGATTTTGCATATGCAAAAAGAATCCTCGGACGATCAGAGAAAGCTGGTTGTCGCTATGCACGCGCTGGCGATGGAGATACAGGCATTGCGTTATGCCCCCCTAGGCAAAACAACGGGAAGCAGGGCGACATGAACCAAACTGAAGCTTTCTTCGAAGCACAAACTCAGCCTGAACTCAATGGACTCGTACCGACAGTCCAGCAACTTACCGATATTCTCGCCGCGCCAGAGAAGTGTATTGCGAGGCCACGTACTCCTATGGAACGTTGGTTTTGGCTGATTGTGACGGTGGGCCTGATCGGTGTTCCTCTTTTAAGTGCCGGCTTGTTGTGGGCGGTGGCAATTTTCCTGGGGCCGCAAATCGTGTTCTCGGCAAATCCACCCTTGGATGTGGGGCCGATTGTTGCGCAGGGGCAAACTCACCTTTGTCCAGGTGAGTCGTTAGATTTTTCATTTGATGTGGATGTACTGCAATCTGGGGCGTATGAATTGAATATGTCTACCTGGCGAGAGGCGCCTCCCTCCACCGTAATTTTCTCGGAGGCTGACAAGTTTGTTGTCGCGCAACCCACAAGTTTTTTGGTAGAGAGAACGTGGAGAGTACCCGTAGAGTACATCAATCCAGCGACGAATAAGTCGGTGGATTGGGAGCCAGGACAATACGCGCGTCATGTTTATGTGACTGCTGTCGGGCGCAATACGCTGGCCTCTATCCAGAAACTATCTTTTACGATTCGCGAGAATTGCCGCTAAGGCCCAGGAGGGGCGTCACACATGGACAACGGAACAATTCTAGGCTTTGTCGCCATCGTCATCGCGGCGGGCATCGGCGTGTGGACACTCACGCGCAGCGGCAATCCTGTCACGCCCGCCGTCGTCACGAGCGCGCTGGCAACCTTGCCGACCACGGCGCACGAGATTACGACCATAGTCAACGCGGGCGTCTTTGCTGCCGAGAAATTGAAATTGACAGGGCGCTTGCCAGATAACAATGCAGCATTTAACTATGCTTTAAAGCACGCGCAAAAGCTGTTGCCAGACTTGGATAGAGAGACGTTGACGACTTTTATTGAGAGTGCCGTGATTCTGGTGAACGCATTCGCGCCCAAGCTTGTCATCCCCGACCCCCCGCCCGTCCTGCCACGTGTCAGGCGAACCGGAGATTAGAGGCTAATATGAATCTTGCCGGCCTGCACGACCGCGAAAGTACCGCCTTGGGTATCATTGGTACGTGGGCACTGGACACGATTGCGCTGCCTGAGAACCCGACGCCTCCTATCTATGATTCTGCCTATTCTTGGATAACGCGACTCAATTGGGGCTACGGAAGCTCCGGGACGCTACCAATTCCCGCCCGCTATTCCGATTACGTCCAACGTACAGTCTCTTATGTTGCTGCATCGAAGAATTGCCGCATATGGATAGTAGGCAATGAGCCTTCGCTCCCCCGCGAATGGCCCGACGGACAACCTATCTTTCCGTGGCAATATGCCGACGCCTATAGGATTACACGTAATGCAATTCATGCGTTGCCCGGTCACGAGCGCGACGAGGTGCTGATCGCCGTATCGGGGCCGTGGAATAACGAACTGAAATATCCTGGCAATCCCAACGGCGACTGGATTAAAAACTTTGCCGACGTGATAGGCATCCTGGGTGATGAGTGGGATGGCGCGTCTCTGCATAGCTATTGTCATGGATACAGCGTAGCATTGGTTACATCGTCTGCGCGGATGCAAGCGCCGTTTCAGAGCAGGCATTATGAATTTCGTGCCTACCAGGATTACATGGAGGCCATTCCAGCGCAGTACAGGCATAAGTCAATTTATCTGACCGAGGCTAACGGCAATGGCCCCTGGCAAGCCGTTGGGTTGATGCCTGCCATTTTGAACGAAATCGACAACTGGAATAAATCAGGCGGGCAACCTATCAAGTGCGTCATCTTTTATCGCTTTTCAAAGTATGACGACTTCTGCGTGGATGGCAAAGCCGACGTACTGAATGAGTATCGCCAAGCCGTCGCCAAAGGCTATCAGTCGCCCGCCATAGGAGAATCCACCGTGACAGAAATCGTACACTTGCCGACCGTCAGCACAGGCGCGCAAGCCGCGCAGCCGTGGCCACGGCGTGATTGGGACGAACGTCTGACCCAACGCGGCGTGACAGTGGAAACGCCACCGCTTGCGCCAGGACAGCAGTTTTGGCGCGTAACGCGTGCGCGCTGGTACAACGAACAGGAAGCTGATTTGCTGGGGCCAGATCGTCACATCATGGTTGATGTGCGAGATGGTAGCGGCAAGCGCGTGATAAAGCAGTCGTTGCTGCTGGAATGGCCTGGCGATCACACGCTCATCTATACCGAGCCTAAACAGGGCGAACAGTACGCGGTGGGGTATGGTATGTCTCCAAGCCTTAATGAATTTAGCATTAGTGTTGATGACGGCCTTGCCCCGTCCGAGAAGGTTAGGGGCATCGGCATGGGCGACAAGGGCAATCCAGGCATCCACACATCAACGGGCGTGTTTTTCCAGTTGGCAACGGCGCCGCAAGCCGCTACCCCGCCGCTACCCGCTACCTTGTGGGTGCGCGTGGTGGCCGCCAATTTGCGCGGCGGCCCTGGCACCGAGTTTGGCATCGTTGATGAGATGCCAATGGGCATGGCGCTTACCGTGACCGGCGCGACAGCCGCCCGTGACTGGGTACAGGTGCGCGTGGGAGACCTGAGCGGATGGGTATTGGCCGCGCTGTTGAGCGCGACGCCCGTTGCGGTAATGCCCGCGCCCGCGCCAAGCGTGCCCATGCCAACGGGCGACAATTGGGCGCGCTGCATAGCCTTTGTCCTCAAGGCCGAGGGCGGCTTTGCCAACGACAAAAACGATGCGGGCGGTGCTACGATGAAGGGGATCACCATCGGCACATACACGGCTTGGCGCAAAGCGCAGGGGCAGCCACAGCCGACAGTCGAGGAGTTGCGGAACATTACCGACGCCGAGGTAGAAGCAATCTACCGCGCCTGGTACTGGCAAGCGTCGGGGGCTGACAAGCTGCCCTGGCCGCTATGCCTTGGCCATTTCGATCTCGCTGTCAATGGCGGCGTGGCGCGTGCCAAAGAAGCATTGGCGGCGGTGGGGCCGGACTTCGTGCGCTACTGCGCGTGGAGACTCAATTGGTATACACGCCTGCCGCAATTCAATTTGTATGGCGTGGCGTGGACTCGGCGCGTAGCGAACTTGATGATGGAGGCTGCAAAGTGACCGCAACGCGACAACGAGGAATCCCTGATGCGGCACTGTCAGCCCGACGCAATGCCAGCCTTCCGCGCGAACCCAGGGCGTGCAGTCACAGGTGTCCAGGCGGGAATTTATGTTGTCTCTGGTCGGACATCAAGCACTCGCTCCACGTTTGCCCTGAACCACTTTGTGATTGCCATAGCCGCCAACGCTATAAGAAGGTCGCATGCTATGATTGAGACCCTCGAAATCTACGAGACCGGCAACTTGAGCCTGTCTGACCCGAACCCAACCGCCAAATTACACCTCTCGCCAGGTGGATACGTCGGCGTGAGTTTGCCACGCTATCACCAGTGGCAGCCACAAGCCGATATAACAGCATACGAACTTGCGTTGTGTACGCCCATTATCGCCGGAAATTGGGTGTATGGCGTCCAGGGATTGCCTGTTGAAGCGCGGAGACATTTTAGAGAGACACCATGACAGCCCGCCTCCTTTTCCTGCTCACCGTCACCCTAGCCGCGTGCAGCTATCCGTACCCAGCGCCGCCCGTCAACCGGCATCTTTCGCCAATCGAGCCGCGTGAGCTACTCGATGTGCATAGCTGCGAGCCGTACAAAAGTTTGCGTTGCAAGTTGGCAGAATTTTGGAGACCACTTTGAAACCAACCATCCTTGTCGCGCTGCTGCTACTCGCCTTGCTGCTGTCCGCGCCGCGTGAGGTGGCTGCCGCGCCCATAGGCAACCCCGACGTGAATTGCGAAGTGTGGGCGGTAGTGTCGCCGTGGATAGTCACGCGCTGCGAGTCGGAGGACACCGGCGAAGTCTGTTTCCAGAGTTCTAGTGGCATGTTTCAATGCCGCTTGGATTGGTGAGCCCTTGAACGCCGTCCTCATCACCGTCTCCGTGTTCGCGCTCGTGCTGCTGCTCTTTGGCATGGCCGTCGGCGTCGGCAAGTGGCTGGCGTGGAGGGGCAGGTACTTTAACAACTGAATCGGTTTTACTCGGCGCGCTTTTGTCGGCGTTTGAACTGTGCCAGCGGGCGCAACGCCTCGACAGTCTCGCGCTTGAATACAAAGCTAGTGCCGCGCTTGGCATCGGGCGTAAGCGTCTTGGCGACGTAGATTTGATGCTTGACCCACGCCAAGCTCACGTTGAGGCTTGCGGCCACTTCTTTGGCCGTCATCGCCTCGGACTGATAGGCCTCTTTAAAACGGTCGAGTGTGGCTTGCAGGAAGGTCAGGTCGCCGTTGAAATTGCCGTCCGCCGCCAGATGTTTCATATCGTAAATGTGGTAGGTGAGCGTGGCACGCGCCACGCCCAGATAGGCAGCGGCCTCGGCGGTACTGTAAAGATTACCTTTGTCGGTTTGTATCATGGCTGCACTCCTTTCGGATATACAGCCATGATACGGCATAGCGGCAAAAGTGTCAAGAGTAGTTCAGGCAGCGGCGTCACCTTGCGAGCTTCTTGACTTCGCTAGTTGGCGTTGGGCCAACTAGCTTGATGCAATGGCCGCTGACGGTGATGCGGCCAAGCCGCACCAGACTATCAAGCAGCGACTGGTACGTTTCGAGGCGCATACCCGCCCCGCTGAGTGCGGCATAGACAACGCCGCTTGGCGCTCCCAGCGGCCCGGCAATGCGGGCCGCATCCTCAATACACTCTACGGCCAAGCGAATGGCGGCAAGTTGTTGCTCATTCATAATTTATATGGCCTCAATTTTTCTTCTGGCTGTTATGGCGGCCAGAGCGCACGCAATACTTCATGTTCTCGGCCTGCGACTCGGCCTTGAGGTGATTCGGGTTGGCGCAACTTTCGTTGTTGCACTGGTGCCCGATGACCATGCCCGCCGCCACCGGCCCGACGAAGAGAAGATAACCGGCCTTGTGTGCGCTGATCGCCTTGCCGCCCAGCTTGAACTTGCCGTAGCCTCTACCCTGGCCGTGCTTGGCTCCCGTCCATGTCCAACAACCGTCGGCGTTGGTGGGGAAGTCAATCTTGGCGGTGAAGCGGATGCGGTCGGCGGTCGTGTAGGTGTTCATGGGTCAGGTGTCCTTTTGGGTGGTTTCGCTCTTTCAAGCTCATCATAATTATGCACTCATTGTATCATAGAGTGGCAAGAATGTATATAGTATTTAGACGAGTATTTAGACGAGTATTGCAACGGGAGTTGCAGCTAGGAAATGGGTAAAACATGACAGACTGGCGTAATCGCATCATCGAAGTGAGCGCCATGCGCCCGATTGCCACCAGCGCACGGCTCGCCGCTGTGCCCTTTGCCAATGCGAAAGTGGCACTCGGCACAGTCACGCCAGGCTTTAATCGGGCGACGATGGGTACTTTGTTTCGGATGGGTAATGATACGTCAATTGAAATGCCAAATGATGACATTTTTCAATTTTTAGGAACGGAAGATTTAGACGAACTGCTAGCATCGATAGAGGGAAACGATGGATAATCGAATTAGCACAATCGGCGACTTGATACACGACCGCAGCAACCCGCGCAAGCACAATCCGCGCAACATCAAGGTGATTGTGGATAGCTTGCACGATGTGGGATTTGCGCGCTCGATTGTGATTGATGAAGATAACAATATCCTGGCCGGAAACGGCGTCACCGAGGCGGCTATGCTGGCGGGCATTGAAAAGGTGATCGAGGTAGAGGCTGACGGCAATACTATCATTGCGGTGCGGCGTCGAGGCCTGACTGATGAGCAAAAGCAACGGCTCAAATACTTTGATAATCTTAGCGGGGAATTAGCCGATTGGGACACCGAGCAACTCCTAGCCGACATGCAAGCGGGGCTTGACCTGTCGGGCATGTTTCGCGAGGACGAGCTAGACGCGCTGCTGGCAGAGTTGCAGCCGGAGCCTGTGACCGACGCGGGCGCGCAGGTGGATAAGGCAGACGAGTTGCGCCAAAAGTGGGGCGTTGAGTTGGGCCAAATGTGGCAACTTGGCGAGCATCGGCTGATCTGCGGCGATTGCACCGACGCGGCGGTCGTGGCGCGGGTCATGGGCGGCGAGAGGGCATCGCTCGCATGGTTTGACCCTCCCTTTGGCATCGATTTGATACCGCAGCGCGGATTAACTAAACGCATCCAGGGCGACGGCAACGCAGATGCTCAAGCATTGTGGGCGGCGTTTCTTCCTTTGCTATACAGTAACCTAACCGAAACGGCGCATGTGTTCCTGTGCCAAGGATGGACAGAGTTTGATTGGACGCTTCCGTTAATACGCGAGTGGTTCACGCTCAAATCAAAAGTGGTGTGGAATAAAAACGTATGGGGCATTGGCTACTACACGCGCCCCAAGCATGAGGACATTATCTATTGTTGGAAAGGCGAACCCAAGCCCATTGCCGCGCCTGTTGCGGACGTGTGGGATGTGGCAAGGGAAAGCGCACCCGACCACGCGGCAGAGAAGCCGCCTCAACTATCTGCCAATGCTATTGACCACTTCTCGCATAAGGCCGACGTCGTGGTTGATTGGTTCAGTGGCGTAGGTGGGTCAACCATTGCCTGCGAAGGTCTGGGGCGACGGTGTAGGTCTATTGAAATTGATGCCGGATTTGTTGCGATAACTTTGCAACGCTTTGCTGACAGCACAAACAAAACGCCTGTGTTAGTGGACTAATAAATTGGATATTTTGCGCGATGGTAGATGTTTATTACCAACTCAAGGCGCGTAACGGCTATACCCAAGAGCAGATACAGCGCAAGCGTTTAAGTCTGGAAGGCGTGCTAGTACCTGTAACGGCACGGTGGAATGAAGAGATGATGCAGATGGTAGGCTTTCGACAAGTTGACTGTTTCTGGCGTTGGATGAACTTCGCCGGATGGGTAGCAGTCAAGTAATTAGAGGATGTGTCTAGCGACGAATGCCAGATGAAAACCAAGCCTGGAGAAGACGCAAAACGGAGACAATCGCCGCCTTTGCAGCGTTTCAACTCTATCTTGAGCATGGCAGCATTGACGCCGCGTGGCGCGCGACAAAGCAGGGACAAACCAGCCACGCCAAACGCGCGCCCGGCCAGTGGGCAAAATGGAGCGTCAAGCACGAATGGGTCGCCCGCGCGGCTGCCTACGCCGACATGCTTGCCGAGCAAGATCGCGTTGCCTACGAAACCGAGCGACGACAGGACAAGATTGACCGCGTTCGGTTGCTCAAGGGCTATCGCGGCAAGCTAACGCAAGCCCTGACGCGGCTTGCCCCTGAGACGGCGGACTGGCAAGCGGTCACGTCTGGGCTGAGGATGGTGATGAATGAGTTACGCAGTGAGTATGACGACCAGCCGAAAGCTAAGTTGGATGTAGAACATAGCGGCGAAATTGGTACGCGTATAATCGAAGGGCCGAATCCAAATGTCCGTTGAAACACACGTCAAGCTGCAAGGCGCGATGATCACGATCTGGGAGTGCCTCGACCAAGAGATTTTGGCCGAAGGGCCAGCAGGCACGGCTAAGACACGCACCATCCTGGAGCTACTCGACTACATCGCGCGCAAGTACGCCGGGGCGCGTATCCTGATTGTACGCAAGACGCGCGCCAGCATGACCCATAGTGTGATGGCAACCTTTGAGCGCTTTGTGCAGCGCGCCGACGTGCATTTCCACACGACTGACCAGGCGTATCGCTATCAAAACAAAAGCATCATGGCCGTTGGCGGCATGGACAATCCAGCGAAGATGCTGTCATCGGAGTGGGACATCATCTATTGGAACGAGGCGACCGAAGGCACAGAGAACGAGTGGGAAATTCTGTCAACACGCTTGCGCGGCGGCGTCGTGCCTTACCAGCAGCAGATTGCCGATTGTAACCCAGACACAGCCAATCACTGGCTCAACCAACGCGCCAGCACAGACAAGATGACGCGCATCGTCACCCGCCATGAGGACAACCCGCTGTACTGGAATGCAGACAAGGCCGAGTACACGCCAGAGGGCGAACGTTACGTCAAGGGCGTGCTTGATAAGCTGTCGGGCGTGCGGCTGCTGCGCTATCGCAAAGGTATTTGGGCGGCGCGTGAGGGGCTGGTGTATGACGGCTTTGACCGCGATGTGCATGTGATCCAGCGTCACCAATTGCCCGAATTTAAGACACGGCTGCGCGCGATTGACTTTGGCTTTAGCAACCCGTTTGTTTGCCAGTGGTGGGGACTCGACCACGACGGGCGCATGTATCTGTATCGGGAAATTTACTTTACACAGCGCACGGTCAAGGTTCACTCCGTGCAAATCAAGGAGGTCAGCGGCGAGGAACGCTTCACCGCTACCGTGTGCGACCATGACGCCGAGGACAGGGCAACGTTGGCCGAAAACGGCATCACCAACATTGCCGCCAAGAAGTCAATACGGCAGGGCATTGACGCCGTGATTGAACGGCTCAAGACGCAAGGCGACGGCAAGCCGCGTCTGTTTGTGGTAGAGGATGCGCTCGTGGAGCTTGACCTGGCGTTACGTGATGGGGGGCTGCCATCGTCAACGCTTGAGGAGTTTGGTAGCTACGCATGGCCGGAGAGCAAGCCGGATCGCAATGACAAAGAGGAACCCATTGACGCCTACAATCATTCGATGGACACAATGCGCTATATGGTGATGCACTTGGATTCGCATCTTCTGGGCGCGCAGATTGTCCCGCACGCCGCCAAGCTGTTTGGCAGCCGTGAACGCGAACGACAGACGCGCGGCAACGACCGCAGGGGGGTATATGGCAGTCGCACATAGACGACGACGCACACCAGTACGGCGCACAGCGCACAAGGCGCAACCGACACAGCAACCCGTTGCCGAAATCATCGGGCGCGCGACCTACGGGCTGGCGCAACCGTCCGTTTTTCGCAGTCGCGGCGCGGTGGTGAGTGTAGACCAGACGATCCCCGATTATGCGTTCTACGACCTGTTGCGGCGCGGCAAGCAGCCTGGATACAAACTGGGCGCGCTCTTTGCCAAGCGTATTGAACACATATTCGCTATGTGGGTGTTAGGGCGCGGCGTGACCGTTGCGCTGACCGAATCCGGCGAGGCCGACAACGAGGATGACCCGCGCAACTACACCGACGCAGAACTGGCAGACTTCATCAACGCCAACCATAGCACGCTCATGGAAGTGAAAGAGGATGCGCTGGGGCTGGGCGACCAATACATCTTCGTCAACGCCGATGGCAGTCTGTCTGTGCCCAGCCCCGACACCGTGGAAGAAACACGCGACCCGCTGGACTATCGCACGGTAACGAGCGTCAAAATTACAACCAAGTATCCTGAAATAACGATAGAGGACTTGTACACCGCCGTTGACCGTGTGACGACCTGGAAGAAGGGTAACGAGGTTATCCGCACCAAGACCTACGCAAACCTCATCGGGCGCATATCCTATGTGCATATCACGCACGGCATGTCGGGCAATGAGACGCACGGGCATAGCATCCATGAGGATTTGCTTAAATTGTACGACCAGTACGATGACGTGATCCACAAGCAGCTAGACGGGGCCAAGCTGCTCGGCAATCCCATCTTGGCCTTTACGGGGCTTGAGGATTTACGCGCCGTCATCGACGCTAACAAGCCGCAGACGCCGGAGACGTACACCGACCAGGGCGGCAACGAGATCACGCGTCCCATGCTCAACGTAGACACCAACAGTATCATGCTGATTGGCAAAGGCGGCGATGGCAAATTTATCAGCCCGCCCGTTGGCTTCACGGCTGACACGCAACAGGCGCTCAAGACGCTATTCCTGCTGCTGCTTGACCGCACGGGCATCCCCGAATTCATTTGGGGCAACGAATTGAGCAGCGCACGCGCCAGCGCCGATGTGCAGTTGACGCAATGGGCGCATGACATTGAGGGTATGCAAAAAGCTGACGAACGTTGGCTGCTTGACCTATGCTTGATTTGGCTGGCGTGGCGTGCGCTGATTGACCCGCTGATTGTGCTAGACGCACTCGCAACCGACTGGCCGCCGGTACTGGATGAAAACCAGGAGTTGAAGCTGAAAGCAATTGAGACGGCACGCGCCAACAACTTGCTCACAGACAAGACGACGTTGGAACTCTTGCAACTGGTAGACGATGCGGGCGAGGAAGTGGAGAAGGCGCAAGGCCAAGCCCAGGCCCGTGCGGCTGACGAAATGGCACGCATGGAAGCGCAGGCCAAGATCGCCGCTGCCAATGCGCCGCGACAGGGTGCGGTGGGCGAAATGGCGGGGTATAATGGTACGGAAGCCGCTGCGATTGTGCAAGGCGCTATACGTCAGTTAGCCGGAGGTGATTACTCTCCCCGATGAATCGGGGAGAGTAATCACACAGACGCATATTTGTATAGACGTTGTGCGGCTTATACCTCCCCTTTGAAAAGGGGAGTACTACGCCGCTTTTTATAGGCAGAAAGCATTAGAGAACAATGCCAACTGACCATAGCAAATGGGCCAATCGCCAAGTAGCCGCTGCCATTGCCATCGGCATCAACCCATTGGATGCAGCCAACGCCGTCAACGCCTTTTTGGTCGTGCTGCCACCAGGAGCCGATCCAGACACGTACATTGTACCAGTCTACGCGTTGGAGCAAGGCGCGCCGTCCGACCCTCTCGCCGATTTACGCGCGTCCTGGTACGGGGACGAGGGCATTGCGCCCCGCTACAAAAGACTGTTGGATGCAAAGGGCGTTGAATAATGGCAGACGTTCTCCCTGGCTTTACCTTCTCGCGCAGCGCCAGCCGCTACCGCGACACGTCCAACGGCCGTTTCGTTGCTAAGCAGCGCATCACCGGTTTGTTGGAGTACCGCGTGGATAGCGCAACCGAGCGCATCGGCAACATCATTCAGGGCGTAGCCGCTAAAGAGATTGCGCCAGGCGCGGCGCAAATGATGATGCGCGACGAGTTGCGGCGGCTGTCTCTTTCTAACGCCGCGCTGGGCAAGGGCGGCATCGAGCAATTAAACGCACGCGACTATGGCCGCGTGGGTCAACAACTGCGCGACAGCTACGCCCGTATGAGCAATTTATTGCGTGACGTAGAATCTGGAAAAGTGTCATTGCCGCAGGCTTTGAGTCGTGTCGAGGGCTACGCGCTGGACGCACGTAGACAATTCTTCGCGGCGCAACGGGACGCCATGAGCGCGTCGGGGCGACAATTTGAGGAGCATAGATTCTTACACGCGCGCGAAAGCTGTGTTGATTGCATCGGCTATGCACAGATGGGGTGGGTAGCGGCTGGCACATTGCCACTGCCAGGGGAACGGTCGCGCTGCAATAGCTATTGCCGCTGTACAGTGGAGACGCGCGAAGTAACGCCGGAGATGCAGCAGGAACGCAGTAGAACGCAATTAGAAAGGATGATGGCACGATGAACGAAGGAATGTATATCGGCATCCGCAACTATCTTGAGGAAATCGCCAGCCAAAACAAACAGATACTAGCGGAACAAAAGCGCACCAATGAGCTATTGGCAGCACAGGCAAAGCCAGTAGCCAAGCCCGACGCGTTTATAGCGGCGGTGACGCAGGACGTGTGGAGTAAACCCAAGCCAGCGGGTAAGAAGGGCAAATGACCCAACCGCGCGTGGTTATGTGTAGCATGTGGATGAACGACGCGCATCGCCAGTTGGCTGAACGCGCCGCGCATCTACTTGCAAAGGCCGAAAGCTACCCCAACCTGCGCTGGGTGTGGATTGTGGGTGATTCCACAGACGGCACGGCGCAAGCGTTGCGCGACCTGTCCGTTGGCTATCCTGTGACGGTGGTAGACATCGGCAGCACAGGCATTGTGGGCGACGATATGGTTAGCCGCTTGCGCCGCTTGAGCGTGACGGCCAACCATTACCTTCGCTATGCGGACGGCGCAGATTACATACTGATGTATGAGAGTGACATAACATCGCCCGCCAACTTGGTGAACTTGCTTGTGGCAAAAGCCGAGCGCGGCGTATGCCCTGTGGCAGCGTGGCCTGTCATCAACCTGACAGGCACGCCGCAATTTTATGATGTTTGGGCCTATCGCAAAGATGGCGTGCTTTTCACGGCCAATGCGCCCTATCACTCCTGCTACAAGCCTGACAAGCCGTTTGTGGTGGATAGTTTCGGCACTTGTTTCATGTTTCACGCCGAGGATGCGCCATTTGTCCACATGGACAAACGCGCTGTGCTTGACCTGTGCCAGCACTTGCGCGAGCAGGGACGCACGCTATGGGTTGACCCGTCGATTGTCGTTGAGCAGCCCATCGCGCTATGGGAGGCGAGGATACTGCATGGTTGACGAACACACTTACCTGCACCAGCCCGAACGCATTACCATAGCCGCCACCGCGCGCATTGATTGGAACGTTCGCATCAACGGCGGTGACGGCTGCGTGATTGGCGAACACGTCCACATTGCCAGCGGCAGCGTCATCAACGCGGGCAATGGTGATGTGGAGATAGGCGACCATAGCACTTGCAGCAACACCGTTATCATTTGCGGCGGGATGCCTGACATTGGTTACTTGCACATTTCGGCGGCTGACCCAATCGAACACCAGCACCCCGTCCACAAGCGCACGGTTATCGGCAAGCACGTTGTCATTTTTGCTGGGGCTGTCATTTGCCCAGGGGTGACGGTGCGCGACTATGCCGTTGTCGGCGCGGGGGCTGTGGTGACAAAGGACGTGCCAGCCTGTGCGATTGTGGCGGGCGTGCCTGCGCGTGTGATTGGTTCGCGCATGATGCAAGAGGATGGCGCATTCAGCGTGCGCTATCATGACAAGGTGAAGGCATGAGCGAAGAGTGTGTCGTCTACGGAGTATTGAATAGCACACAGAACTGTGGTAGAGTAGATACACAAGCGCAAAGCGGCTTTGTGCGTGTGCTTGACCCCAAGACGGGACGATTCCTATTTGAGTTTCACCCACGCCGCAATCTAGTGGCTTGGACAGACAGGGGACGGCGCATAGAGGTAGACTTAACGCCCTACGCTAAATAAGTGCAGGCGTAAGCAAACAATTGCATAATTAGGCGCACACAGGCGCACCGACCGGAATAGACGCAACAGGCGTACCCGGAACGGTGCGCTTTTTTGTTCCGAAAATTGTTCTCAGCAGAGTTACGGCGCGGCGTCTATCACACGCAGCATGGCGGCGACGATGGCAGTGGACATATCAGTGTCGTAACTGTCGGTAATGTTCTCGCCAGAGGCGTCGCGAAACATCGCTTGCCATTCGTGGCGGGACGCGTGCCAGTAGATGTGCAGCGAGTACCCGTTGTTTTGCAGGAAATCCTCAAGCTCGTTGAGGGATTCGGTCAACATAGATAGGTGTCCATCTCACCATGATAGCACGAACATTTATCTCGCCACTCTCACGAGACTGTCATTCGGCTCTCACTTTGGGGCAATTACATGTCTGAACTGCGCGACGCACCGCCTGAATTTAGCGACCGCCTGCAACGGCTGATTGCGGCGTACCATCCGCATTTGGCCAAGGCGCGCATCAAAGTTGAGGTGCGCGACCGAGCGCCCAGACGAGCGGAGACGATTTCGTTTGCCGAGGTGGACACGCCCGACAACGACGGCGAGGAAAGACAGTTCGACTTTGCGATGTGGTTCTCGCTGGAGGCCTGGGCTGGCCTGGATGAGTTGCAGCGCGACGCGTTGGCCGACCATGAGCTTTGTCATTGCGTGTGGGACGAGTTGGGCAAGCCGCTGCTTGCGCTGCATGACATCGAAGAATTTTACGGCGTGATGCTGCGCTACGGGCTGTGGTGGCCTGGGGCGAGCGAGATGCTTGACGTATTGGCGCAAATGCCAGAAGGAGTCAAAGAAATGCCCTACGGGTATGGCGGATACCAACGACCGATGCAGGGATTCACAAGTCGCGGCGGATACCAACAGCCCGCGCCAGGATTTACAAGCCGGGGCGGATACCAGCAGCCGGGGCCTGGTTTCACGAGCCGGGGCGGGTTTCAGACGGCAGGCGGTAACGCCAGCGTCGTCTGGAGCGATCCTGACTTGCAAGAGGGTGGCGACTTCTACGTGCTGCCCATCGGCGGCGGGCGCGTGATTGAAGTGTCCCCGCAGGCGTATGAGGAGCTTAAGGCCAGCATCTTGGCTGACTTACAAGGCGCGATAGGCGCAGGCAACCAGGAGCCGCAGCCAGGCTTCACCAGTCGCGGCGGGTAGGAGGAGGTAGCTATGACAGAAGAAATTATCAGAGAGTACACCGTGGGCCGGTTCCGAGGGGACTTTCCCGACGTGGATATAGCGCCGGGTGTCGATATGGAGGCGCTCAAGGAGCTTGACGCCGCACCATTTTTTGCCACCTTGCCGATTGTGCCGGAAGTGGGAGCCATTTCCGAGAACGGCTTGCTGTATGACGAGGAGCTTGTCAGCAGCATTGAGAAGCAAATCAATGAGAACAAGCCGGGGGGCATCTTCGGCCATCTCAAAGACGAGGAGCGCAACACGTCATACCCGCTGCCTTCGGGCATGTGGGTGGGCGCAAAACGCATCGCCAATACGCTATGGGGAAAGGTTTATTGCCCTCCAGGTGCGGGGCGTGAGCATATTCGCACGCTCAAGGCGCTCGGCGGGGAAATCGCCACTAGCATTTACGGCAAAGGCAAGTTTGAAAAGGTGCGAGATGGTGTCAGACGCCTAACCAATTTCAAGCTGGAAAGCCTGGATTTTGCGCCACCCACACGCGCGGCGTTGGGCTATGGCGCGATTCCCTACGTGACAAGTGAAATGAATATGGAGACAACAATGGCAGACAAACAAGCAGTAATCCAAGAACTACGCGACGCCACCGTACCACCTCAACGCGGGTGGACACCCAGCGACACGGCGACCGTAAGCGAAATGACATCGCAACTGGCCGCACGCGATGACCGCATCACCGTCTTGGAAACGACCGTTCAGGAGTTCCAGCGGCGCGAGTTTGAGCGCGCTGTGGACGAAAAGGTCGCAGAGATGACGGACTGGCCTGTAGGCGAGACAGCCCCCGACGCCAACGGCAAAACGGGCAAAGACAAGCTGGCGGCGTTGCGCGCCATGTTCCGTCGCGCCATCCTCGAAAAGATGGCGGACGACCACACGGTCGAGGGCATCGCCGAGATCACAGCCGAGGCTTGGGAGGGGATTCGCCCCATCGCCGAGATTGTGCGCGATGCGTTGGCAGGGCCAGCGGCGGTAGTGAATGGCAGGGTGCAAGCCACTGGCGCAGTTAAGTCGCTTGTGGACACACCAGAGGCGCGTAACGCAGCAATGGCCAGCATGGGCATTAACATCTAGGGAGAATAGACATGGCAGAAATGACAGTAGTATCCGCCAACGTGCGGGCATTGACCAGCCACGGCGCGATTGTCGTCCCTGGTGTGGCGGGAGCGACCGTGACCATCGGCTACCTGGTCTATCAGAACAGCAGCGGCCTCTGGGAACATGCCGACGCCAACGTCAGCCTTACGCTTGCCAACGTGACGGGCATCGCCGTCGAGAGTTATGACGGCGAGGACACCGTAACGGTGGACAACGCCCTGAGCGTGTGTATTCGCGGGCTGGTGGGGGGCTTCACTGACCTCGACGAGAACGTCGTGTACTACGCAAGCAACACGGTGGGACGAATGAGTGACACAGCGGGCGCGTTCACGCGTATCGTCGGAACTGGGATGCTGTTTGCGGGGCAGATTGTACTCAACCTCAACATCCAAACATCCGTAGCGGCCAGCGCATAGGCTAGAGGAGAATAGACATGGCAGAAGTATTAGGGCCGCTTACCCTTCAAAACAAAGCATTGCCATCCGGCGTAGACGGCGCACGCGTGGCGCAATGGATGATGCGCGATGGCATCAGTTACGGCGATTTTGTCAACCGTGTGGCGCTTGCGCTCGGCGCAGCCAACTCCGCCCTGATGGACAAGTGGGGCTTCCTGTTCAACGTCACCGACGAGATTGCAATGGAGTACCCGGACGGTGGCACGACAACGCCGATGACCGAACTCACCGACATCGAAAAACACCCGTTGGTGCATGGCTCGACCATCGGGCACATGCTGCCCTTAAAGTTTTACGGCGAGGCAGTGGGTGGCACATGGCGTTACTTCAGAGATGTTCGCAGCACGCAGATCGCCGCCGCCATTACCGCCATCGTCAACCGTGGCGTCTGGCGCTTTGAGCAAAAGCTGCTGACACGCTTTTTCAGCAATCTCGAAATTGCGGTAGGCGCGGGCGGCTACAGCGTACCCTTCGTGCGCGGCACAGGGGGCAACATCGATTTCACGCCGCCCAGCTATGACGGCGTAGACTTTGCTACCACGCATGATCACTTCAAAGGCTACAACCTATCGACGCCGCTGGCAATGGATGCGGTGTTAGACGGCTTGGCGTTAGAACTGGCCGAACACGGACATGTCGCGCCCTTCACGGCGCTTGTTAGCCGCACCGACATTGCGCTGTTTAGCGTACTTACAAACTTCGTGACCATCGTAGACAACACGATCCAGGTCATCGATCGTGGTTCGTCTACCACTGGCAGCAACTTCTTCGCACGCGGCTCACGTGACATTGGGCGCATCGGCTGGTATCAAAGCCCGATGGGGCTGATTGAACTCGTCGCCTCTGGGCGCATCCCCACCGCCTATGTCGGCATGACCAAGAGCTATGGCGACAACGACCCGCGCAATGCGCTGGCCGTGCGCGTGCATCCTGACCAGGGCTTCGGCTTGTTTATCGTCACCAAGACCAGTGAAAACCTGGATTGGCCGATTGAACAGGTGGACGTGGGTCTTGAGTTTGGCGAAGGCGTAGGCCAAGACCGCACGAACGGCACGGTGGGCCATCTCGTCGCGGGCGGAACTTTTGTAGCTCCAACGATCACGTAGGGGGAGCCATGCGGCTCAACTTCTTTCTGTATAACGCTCGTAACTTCGATGGCTATGGCCGCTTCTCTACGCGGATGGCGGCGGCGTTGCAACGGGCGGGTGTGGACGTTTTTCCTCACTTCGAGGAAAGCGCCAATGCGCCCGCCTGGATGCACGAACGCTGGGGTATGGCGTGGGATGGGCTTACCCTCTCGTGCCTGCCTCCCTACTACGTGCAGAAAGTGCCTGGCCGTCACTGGCTGTATACGATGACCGAGGGCAGCGAGTGTCCAAAGGGGTGGGCCAAAATTATCAACGAGGCGGGCATTGAGCGCGTGCTTGTGCCCTGCGAGCATAACGCCGCCGTCTTTCGTGACGGCGGCATCAACTGCCCCGTCAGTGTCATTCCGGGCGGCACAGACCCGCAAGAGTTTGCGCTGCTTACAGAGCGACCGCAGCGACCCTACACCTTTTTGACGTTAGCCGATCGCGGCGAGCGCAAAGGCTGGAGCGAAGTCTACGATGCTTTCTTCATGGACGCAGGCTTCGGCCCGCGTACGGAGGGCATCCAGGACGTGCGTCTCATCATCAAGTGTAGGCCGGGGGGCAGCGACCTTATCGATCTCATCCTCGACAAGTGCGCCGACATCGACCCGCGCATCACCTTCTTGCAGGAGGACGTAGCCGATATGCGCGACCTCTACGCGCGCGCGGATTGCCTGGTGCTGCCCTCGCGCACCGAGGGTTGGGGGATGCCGCACCGGGAAGCGGCTATGTGCGGCTTGCCGGTCATCACGCAAGCTCACAGCGGCCTGGATGACGGGCACACGCGCGAATGGGCGATGGTGGTAGACAAGGGGCAAATGCAGCCTATTAGCGATTTCGGTAAGCACATCAAGGGCCAATGGCGCGTGGTAGACAGGGGAGAATTGGCGGGCAAGATGCGCGCTTGTTATGAGCGTCCGTGGGTGGCGCACCAGTTGGGGCAAAACGCCGCTAGGTGGCTGCGTGCCAACCAGACGTGGGAGATAGCAGCGGGGCGTTTGATTGCACTACTGCAACAAGAGGGCGTTCCCTCCTTTGTCGGGACAGGGCTAGAAATGGAGTACGCGTAATGGCGACATTGACCGCAGCACAGACGCTTGACTTGTTGGCAGACCTCGCCGCCGGTGCACTTGGCGTCGTGTTCAGCCAAGACGAGTTGCAACGCTTCTATGACCGCGCGGGCAATGATTACAATCTGGCGGTGTATTACGGCTGGAGGCAAATACTCGCTGACAGCGCGGCCTGGGTGGACTACAAAGTCGCCCAGACTAGCGTTAGCCGCAGCCAAGCCTTTGAGCACATCAAGGCGATGGTGGCGCTGTGGGCGGCTGAGTCGCGTAGTGTGGCGAACCAAGTGCTATCCGTCGGACTAAACGGAGTCCCCACTAGGCACAAGCCTGTCCCTGCTGATGCTTATCAGCATAACGGCTACTTCAAGCGCGGAAGATGGTATCCAAATGCCCGTTAGCGCGTGGGAGGCATTTGATGCCAACGTTTACTAATTGGTCAGGTGGCGAGGGGCAAGCCGCAGCGTTGGCTTTGCTCATCACCTACAAGAGCGTGTCAACAGGCACGATTACGCGCGGGGCGTCTACGGTCGCAGCCAAGACGGTGAGATTGGAAACGCTGGGCGCGCCGAGTCAGGTGCTAGGGCAAGGTGGCATTGTCTACACAATAGACGCTATGTTGCTCGCGGCGTTTGGCGCGGGCTTTCTACCAGGCGACAGATTCACGATTGCCAGCCAAGTGTTTGAAGTAGAAGGTGTACTGCCAGGGCATACCGACTGTGAGCAGGTAATGCTTCGACGTAGAGGATAGCGATGGGCTTCAAATGGGACGTTTCGCCTGACATGACACTTCCGCAGATGACCGAAGCCTACACGCGCGCCGTTTTCCAGACGACACGGCGATTGGCAGAGCAGAACGCGCGCGAGATGGAAGAATGGGCAAAAGCCAATGCGCCGTGGCAAGACCGCACGGGTGCGGCGCGGACGTGCCTGAATGCGTCTGTTGAGGGAGTCGGCAGCATCGTCTTAGCGCATGGTGTGGATTATGGGTTGTGGCTGGAGATTGCCAATGGTGGGCGCTTTGCCATTATCGCCAGGGCGATTGATGTCTTTGGTGTCAAGTACATGGACAAACTGCAACGGGCGTTGGCAGGCGGAGCGCTCTCTGGCTTTACCTTTTCTGGCAGCGCATCGCGTTTCCGCAATCTGGCAACGGGCCGTTTTGTCAGTCGTTCCGACATCGCAACGAGATTAAGCTAGATAATGCCAACCGCAAGCGTGAGCCTCGCCAATGCCAAGACCATCCTAGAGGCAGATGCCACTTTGTTGGCACTCGCCACAGGGGGTATCTATGACTTCGACGAAACGGGGCGCATGGGCATCAACCGCACCAACACGCCAACGGCTTTCACCAACGGCATTATCAAGCCGTGCCTCTTGCTCAAGCTGCGAACGAGCGTGCCGTTTGGCGACATTGCCGACGACGCCGCACGCACCACAGGCGCGCGGGACATGCTAGAGATTTGGGGGTACGAAGACAGCGGCTACGCCACGATTAAGAGCATGTTGGCGCGTGTGTACACGCTCTTGCAGGGCAAGCAGCTAGGCGGCTTCGTGTGCCGCTGGGCGCTGGACATACAGCCGACACGTGACATCGAAATGGATGCAAACGTGGAACGCAGTGACTACGCAATTTTTTGGCTTAGGAGTTAGACGCCGCAAGGCGAGAGGGGAATAAACAGCATGCCTTTCGACCAGGGCAGTCCTCAATTTGGTTTGACGGATTGCAAAATTCAGACATGGGCTAGTGCCGGAATCTATTCCGGCACGGCTGTGGACATTATGAGCGTGCAAATGATGGGCGTCACGATCCAGTTTATACAGGCACAACTCACGGGCGACAACCGCATTACCGCCACCGCTGCATTGGCGATTGGCGGCACATGCCAGATTCGCTTTGGCGGTGTAAGTCCTGTGGCGCTGGCGATCATGTTGGGACGCGTCAATACCACCATCTCCAGCGTGATTCAACAGGGTATCAAAGGCGGCGACCGTATGCCGTACTTTGGCATCATTGGCAAGGCTGAGGCGGCAGAGGGGTTGGGGGATACGTGGGTCTATTGTCCAAAAGTCAAGCTGATGAGCGACTTCACGCTGGCGATGCTGGAGTATGGCGCGTTTGTGATTCCCGAAGTCACATGCCAGTTGGTTGACGACGACACCTATGGCGTGGTCAATATCATCACGCATCCAACCAGCGTAGAGATTACGACCTTCCCGCCGCCCAATATCGCGGCACTGAGCTAAGGAGAAGTTGTCAGTTACTCCCCCTTAAAAGCGGGGAGCTTGTCTCTGTCACCCTAGCGATACTCTGCTAAGTACGAGACGTTTGGCGTACTGAGAGACGCCCTGCTAGACGAATCTAGCAGCGATTGCGAGAGGTAACTTACTCTCGGTTCTGAATGTTTTACACACGGAGAATCTTAGTCCGTGCAACCCACAACATTCACTTGTTAAGGTGCGCTTGAGCCGTTACCTCTGGCGTACCAGAGTGTCTTGGCACAGATGTAGTGTACCACGTTTTGAGGTTGTTTATCGTGTCAGATTGTTGACAGATTCAGGGGATGCAGGAGCAGGGCGCAATTCCCCACCCCGATGAATCGGGGCGTACCCTTGCGCCAAAATTATGGCAGAGGAAGAACTCAAGCCGACGTTGGGCAAACAAATGCGCCAGATGCGCGAACAGGGCGTAGTGCTGCCCTTCCCATCCGGCAATAACTACCGCGTGCGCGTGGTGGGGGCAGCGGCCTTGCTACGGCGTGGCAGTCTGCCCAACGTGCTGCTCTCCTTCGTGAACGAGGCGATCTACGGGGGGGTGACAGCCGACAGGATTGATGCCTTTATGACCCTACGCGACAAAGAGGAACACAACATTGAATTTCTCGATAGCTTGAAAGTCTGCTGCGAGGAAGTGTTTCTGGAGCCGCGCATCGTAGACGAACCAACAACGGACGATGAAATGTCAATCGCAGATGTGCCACTGGTTGACCAAGCGTGGGCTTTTGACCTGGCCTTTGGGTTTGCAAGAGAACTGCGCCCCTTTCGTCCTGAACAGGAAGCTAATGTGGTCAGCCTACCTGTCGCTGAAAATGTACCACAGACGACCGAGTGATGACCTGGCGGAAACAAATAGCATTGCGGCTTACTGTGTAGACGGAGCCGTGCTGTGGTTTGGCGTCACGATTGAAAATGCGCTGGGCGAAAGAGAGAAGGTGACAGTGGGCAAAGACACGCAGTACCGGCCTTTGTACACGTTATCGCAACTCCTTGACCCAGCGTTTCGTTTGCCACGCCCGTTGCCTGAACCGCGCAAGCGCGCACAGACGCAAGCGGGCGGTCTAGCGGCGCTGATGGCAATGGCAGGCGTCAGGCGGTATGCCTATGTAGGGCCAGAGGCCAGGCCGGTGTGAGCCTAATTAGGGAATTGAGCCGCTGCAACTGGCGATCACATATTGGCCTTCTGAGTAGGTTCGGTGAACGAGTTTGCCGTCAATGTGAATTTCGCAGCCAATGCGGGCGGACTGTTCATCATTCTGTACGGCGAGATAAACGAAGTCGCCGCGCTTGGCGTTGCGCTCATCCACAATAGCGGTGCGTGCGCCGTCACAGATGCTTACTGATTTTTGCGATGTGCCGCTTGGCATCTCGTAGGTGACATCGAAGCCGTAGCAGCCGCCCCAATCGCGGGCGGTGGTGACTTTGTATACGATGCGATGCGTAGACGGGGCTGTATCGGCATAGCTTGGCATATTCAAGGCGACAACAAGCACAAGGACGAGTAGGCCAATCACGAACAGGGCAAAGACGCCAATGGTAGCCAGGGCTTTGCCGCAGCCACTTGATTTCTTTTCGGGTTGAAGCGCGTACATGAGATTCTCCTTGACAACGAATAGTTTGCTTTCAGGCTCGCGCAATGGCAACTCGGCAACAATTGACAATTGACGTAGCGCGAGACTGACAAAGGACGTAAGCGCATGGCCGTAGCCTGTGGTGGCGCAAATTTAGGGGCCGCACAAGGCTCCATCACTATAAACACCACGCAGGCACAACAAGCGCCTGCGGTGATGCGTCAGGTCGCGGCTGGCATCAATTCGGCGATGGCGGGTGTCAATACCAGCACCAACAAGGCGGCGTCGAGCTTTGGCGCGTTAGCGGGCAGCGTGCGCGGGCTGGCGGGTGCATTTGGCTTGAGCTTGGGCGTAGGGGCGATTGCACAACTGGCGCGCGCCGCCGTTTCCGCCGAAGCGCTTGCAACCGCCTATGACCGTCAGGGCATCGCCGCTGCCAACCTTGCCGGTTCGCAAACCCGCTTAAATTCTTTGCTGCAAGTCTACCAGAAGGCCACAGGTGGCATTGTCTCTGATTCCGCCGCGTTGAGCAATGTCACAAAGTTGATGGCGGTGGGTTTTGCCGACGATGCCCAGGAACTCGAAAAGTTTGCGGCGGCGATACGCGGCATCTCGATTGCAATGGGCACGACCCAGGATTATACCACCCAGAATCTTATTCTGGAGCTATTCACGCAGCGCGGCATGAGACTTGACCAACTTGGCTTGCAGTATGACAAGGTGCGCGTCCGCGCCGATGAACTAGCCGCTGCCGACAGCAATTTGACTGACAAAATTGCTTACCAAAACGCTGTGTTGGAACAGGCCATTGAACGCTATGGCGGGCTGACTAAAAGTGGCGTAGGGGCTGCCACGGGCATGGAAAAAGCCGCCAAAGCCTGGGCAGATTTGAACCTGAAAATAGGGCAGACCGCGCAAGGGCCACTGGACATCGCGGGGAAAGCCTTCGCTAACTTTTTTGCTTTTCTTTCGTATCAGCTCGACACCGAAATTGCAAAGCTCGATTTCTTTATCAAGCAATGGCAACGACTCCAGAACATCCTGGGCAACAGCACGTACAGCCCTGACTACGCGGGTGGTAGCGGCGTCAGTGACCGCGCACGGGGCAACGCCAATAGGGGCGGTGTGGGTGTGCCTTCCATCATTGAGGGCGAAGCCGAAGCCAAACTGGATTGGGCGCGCGGCGTCAGCAATCTCAACAAGCGGCTATACGATGACATCATTTCGGCGGAGAGCGACTATGGACGCCAGCGCGCCGACACCATCCGCAGCTATCAAAAGGGTGTGGCACGCGAGGAGCGCGACTTTAACCGCAACCGCCTGCGCGCTGAACTAGAGCAGCTAGACGCCGTTGCCGATGTGTGGAAAGAAGCGGCGCGGCGCGAAGCGAAGGCATCCGAGGAGTTAGCGCGTAGTTTGGGCGATGCCAGCCGCGAGAGTGACAAGCGTATTGCCGAGTCGCGTGAGGAGAGCAACCAGCGGCTTGCCGAACTAGACGAGGATTACAACAAGGATCGCGAGAAAGCCGCCGCGAAGCACGCTATCGACCTAATGGACGCCGCTGGCAGGCTTGACGCCCAACAGGTTTACGAGCTACAGCGCAACTTTGCCGAGCAGGAGAAGGAAGCCAAAGACGCCCACGACGAACAGCGAAAAGAGTTGCAGGAACAGTTAGCCGAGCGCGTCAAAGACGAAGAGGCGGCGCTTGCTGACAGTAACCAGCGGGCACGCGAAGCCTACGACCGCCAGTTGAGCGAAGCGCGCGCAAATGACGCCTTACGCATCGAGGAGATGAAAGCTGATTTTGAGGAGCGCAAGGCACAAGAGGATGCAGACCGCGCCCTACGCGCCCAAGACCGCGCGCAAGACCATGTTGACCAGTTGGCGCAGATGGATACGGCGCACGGCGAGCGCATCGCCCAACTGCATAGGCACGCGGCGGCGGAACGCGCGCAACTGGACACCGAAGCGCAAGAGGCTTTGCTGGCTTTGGGCGTGCGAAATGTAGCTTGGCAAAATGCGCTTGATGCCAAAGAGAAATGGCTAGAGGGCCTATGGGACAAATACATGAACCACGTTGGCGGGTCGCTAATGGGGCCACAGGCGCAGAACTCCATGATTACGCCGGGAGGGTTCCCGCGCCTGACCACGCCATCCGTCGCGCCCGTAACAGCCCAGGGCTGGACACAATCACAAGGGCGCAGCGCAATCAGCGGCAACACCTTTAACATCTATCAGCAGCCAAACCAGTCGCAGCAAGCCCTGGTTGATCAGATTGCCACGTTGCTGGAGGAGATGGAACAATGACGACGTATCGCGCAGCCTTAACCCACAACGTTGTATTAGGCAGCTTGGTGGTCATCGAGCCGCAGCCGCGCACGGTAGGCTATCAGCATGGACGCCGTTCTTTTGCAGCGAGTGGTATCGTGGTGGATGAATTGCCGCATGTCGAGTTGCAATGGGACATGATCGAGACGGTGGCGCAATATCAGGCGCTACTTGCTCAATTTGGACTCACCACTGCCAGCACAGCCAACGTGTCGGTCTACGTGCAGGATGAACGCTATAACTGGATTATCAGGAACGCCGTTGCGGTGCTGCCTCAAATTGGTACAGATGGCGAACGCTCCAACTATTTCTTTAGGAATTTCGTGATCATCCTGAAAGATATCCGGGTGCAACCCTAATGGCTCCACCGATTGCACCTGCTAATTTGGTCGCTACTGCAATTACCGCCTCAAGGATTGATCTTCGGTGGGACGATCTGAGCCTAAATGAGCTAAACTTTGAGCTTGAGCGTTCGCCCAATGGCACGACGGGTTGGACGCTGATCAACTCGCCAGCCGCCAATGCGACGACGTACAGCAACACAGGTCTAGCCACCAACACAACCTATTATTACCGTATCCGCGCTGTCAATAACGATGGCAACAGCGCCTATTCCAATACCGCTTCCGCGCTCACGCTGCTCGTGGGCCGCGCGCCTATCACGCCGCGAATGTACCTACTGCAACCCGCCGTCGTCTTGGCGGCGCGTGTCAACGTGGTGGCGGCGACGTATCCCCTTGATGTTTTGTCGGTGGATGGGGTGACGGCGGGCAGCGTCGTCGCGACCAAAGCAGGCATGACTCTGCTCTTGGGCAGCGCGGCGGGGCTGGACGATTACGGGCGCGGGCGGATACGCAGCGATGGCGCGGGGGCTTCGCTTTTTGTGGGCCGCTCGTCCTATGGTACGCATGATGGCGAACTCTCTGTCGTGGACAACGCCTATGTCACCGTTTGGAATGACCGCCGCGTTTGGGCCAAAATTCCCTACCTCACACCGGCGGGGGTGATCTTCAAGGATAGCAATTTGGCCGTCGAATGGCGCACAACCACGCCGCCGCCGGTTGCCAATTGCGGGCAGGGCTTTGCCGCCACGATTGACAGCGTGACAGGGCTGATTACCGTTCTTTTTAATGGCATAAACAGCTTTGCGGTCGCAACCGGAGCAACAATTACAGGCTATCTGTGGGACATTGCCGGGGGTACGTTAACGGTTGGCACACTGACAAGCAACAATATCACGGCCACTTTCCCCGCTGGGTTTAGGTATGTGTCGCTCACCGTCACCGACAGCAACGGCAAGACACACACCGCCTATTGCCCCGTCTACGCGCGCAACCCTGCCGCTGATACCTCGTTCAATGGATTCCAGATTGAGAGCCATCGCGTCACCGAGCAGGGGCAGACAATGAGCGTGCGCGCATTGGCGGACATGCCGCGCGCTACTTATCCTGACGGCACACTCGCCATGATTTGGGAATTTGAGCCGACCGGCACAGCCGACCGCAACCACATGCTGATCATCGGCTGGCTGGATACCGAAAACACCACATCCGGCGCGGGCAAGTATGGTTTGCAACGTGACACGACCTTGACCATCCTCGACGTGGCGGCGCGTCTGGACACACTACCCGGTTTTCCACAGAGCTTGGCGGATGATGCCTCGCGCGTCGTGGGCACAACACCTGCAATCACGTGGAACTACATGACCACGCCCAACCTGTACAAATATATTCACTATCTGCTGCAATGGCACTCGACGGCCCTCGACGTGGCGGATTTTATCTTTACTGGCACGGCAACGGCGTATCCGTTTGTGTTGCTGTCCTCCGACGGCGACAGCCTGTGGAATCAGGTAGACAGGCGCGCAAGAGCGTTCGTGCCGGATAGGGTCTTGACCTGTGACCGCGCGGGGACGATTCGCATTGTGCCAGACCCGATGCTGGCGGACGTTGCCGCGCGCACGGCGATTGTGCAAGCCGCCATCGACGAGAATGAGTGGAGCGACATCCGCTTTACCTATCAGCGCGCGCCGCGCGCGCATTGGCTACGTGCAGGTGCGGTGCTGACGGGCAGCACGCAGCCGATTGGCACGGTTTTTAGCATTGCGCCTGGGGACACGCCTGGACAGGGTGTAGGCGAGATGACGCAGGGCGAGCAGTTAGCAATCAGCCAAGCCGCGCTCAACGCCGCCACCGGGCATCGCTATGCGCGCGCCAATAGCCGCCTGGGGCTGCTGACGATTACGCTCGTGCAGAATGATAGCGCGGCGGGTTCTGTGGCTCCCTGGCGTGAGCTTGAACCAGCGTGGAAAGAGTGGGTGACGATTACCATGAGCGCGACAACGGCGGCGCAGCGCGGGCTGACCTTCACAGCCGCCAAGGGCTTGCCCAAAGAAATCAACGTCCGTTACAACCACACCAAGACGGGGCTGGCGCGCACGATTGATTTGACGCTGGAGATTGAGACGGTGGGCGTGGCGGGGCAGACAGTGGTGAAGCCGACGGTTCCTGCGGTGGGCGTGCAGCCTGCGCCTGTTGTGTGGGTTCCGCCTGTGGATGGCGACCCTGCTTACTTTTATGGCAACATCGGCGCGTATGTGCTTTGGGACGACACGGACGTTTTGCGAACGATGGATTTGCAGGCGGCATCGCCCGTGTGGGCAAGGGTCGATACGGGAATCACCGGCAGCATCATCGACGGCCAATATGTGCATGTGGACGCCGATACTGTGGGCATGTGGCTGCTTACCTCAACGGCTGTGTTTTGGTGTGCTGACATTTTGGCGACGACGCCGAGTTGGACAAGCAAGCTGGCGATTGCGACGGTGATTGCCGCCGAGGTAGCGCATCCTGTGGCAGCGCACGTGTTCAAGAGCATGTACAACTATGCGTCGGAGCCTGGTTATTTGATTGTCGTCACCGGCCCCAATGTCAATGATTCGACAAGCGATACTTATGAACACGCCTATTTCTGGCATACGCACGATTATGGGCAAAACTGGACGCAGGTAGATATGAACGCCTTTATTAGTTCGCGGCTGGGGACGCTCAACGGCTTTTACCAGGCGGGTCCATACGCACTCAACATTTTCCGCTCGGCTCCTGGCACGATTTATGCACTGCGCCACGCGCCACGCGTGGGCACCACATCAACCACCGCAGTCTTTAAATCTGTCGATTTGGGCCATACCTGGACGCAGGAGTACACGATTGCCGCGCCGACGCGCGAGAGTGACGTGGGCGGCTTGCTCAATCCATTCCCCGCCGCCAATGACCCGACCTATCTGATACGCAACGCGGGCAGCACCGCCGAACTCCCCAAGCTCTACAAAAGCACTGACGAGTGGGATACGGGGGCGGCATTGACCACGCCCAGCGGCTATGTAGCAGCTTCGGGAAGATGGCGGCCCAACAAGCGCACTTTTGATAACACGCATATCCTGTGCTGGTGGAAGCGCACGGATGGCAAGTATGACCTGCTTGAATCATTTGACCAGGGAGCAAGCTGGAGCCTGTTGTACAGCAGCGGCGCGTCAGACGCGATGGCGTCAGTCTGCCCGTACAACACGCCGAACGGGTGGCCGCCGGACGTGGAGCAGTGGGTGGTGGTGCGCAGCTTTGGCGCGCTTTCGGCGACGACTATCCAACTCACGCTCGACAAGTTTGCTACGTTGCTCGACAAGCAGGGCAACTTGTCTAGCGTGCTATCGGGCGGCGCGTGGGGCAACGGGCATGGCAATGGCTTCGCGCTGCCGAAAGTGAGCTAACCTTCCATGAACAATAATCGCCTAACCAAAGCGTTATCGAGGGTAATCAAGAAAGTAAGGGACGAGCGCATCCTGGGTACTTTAGGACGCGTCAACGCCGACGGCACAGTCACCGTCGTGTGCGAAAGTCGCCCTGCGAACGTGTGGATACGTCTCGACAGCGGAACCATCATCGACCTGCCCAACACGGGCAAGGGGCGCGTACCACTGCGCGCCAATCTGCCTGTGCAGATGATACGTTTACACAATGGCGACCTGGCTTTGGATGGGCAAGTGGACGCTTTGCTCGAAGGCGACACAGGGCAGCCCGACGAGTATGGGGTGTTGCCTCATCCCTTCACCGCGCATACTGACGTGCCAGCGACCTACACGGGCGCGGGCGGCTTCGTCTTGCGCGTCAAAGCGGCGGTTACCGGTGTGGAGTTTGCGGATGTTGGCGTGACCAACGGCAATGCTCATGACCATCTAGGCGGTGACGGCGCACAGATCAACCACACCACGCTCAGTAACATCGGCACAAACACGCACGCGCAGGTAGACACGCACATTGCGGCGACCGCGGCGCATGGCGCGACGGGTGCGGTTGTCGGTACAACCAACGCTCAAACACTGACCAATAAAACACTCGATAGCACGAACATCAGCACGCTTACGGCCAAGGTGACACCCGTTGATGCTGACAGTTCAGTCATTGTCGATAGTGCGGCGGCGAATGTATTTAAGGCCACGACATACACTAATATCAAGGCATTTCTCAAGACCTACTTCGACACGCTTTACAACCTGTATGTCCATCCCAACCACACGGGCGACGTAACAAGTGTGGCCGACGGAGCAACCACGATTGCCGCCAATGCCGTGACAACGGCCAAAATCCTTGATGCCAACGTGACCAACGCCAAACTTGCGAACATGGCGCAGAACACCATCAAGGGGCGCATTACGGCATCCACGGGCGTTCCTGAGGACTTGACCGCTACCAACGTGCGAACCATTATCAACGTAGCCAGTGGAGCCGACGTGACAGGCACGGCGATTACGGCGTTGGCTGCCAAAGTAACGCCTGTGGATGCCGACGCGGTGGTCATCACCGACAGCGCAGCGGCGGACGCGCCCAAGCGCACGACCCTTACGAATTTTAAGGCGTTTCTCAAGACCTATTTCGACACGCTCTATGGTTTGCTTGCCTCGGCGAATACGTGGACGGCGGTCAACACCTTCAGCAGCCGTGTAGATGCGCCGATTGTGCGCGCCAATAGCGCGGCAGGGTTGCGGATGGAGGATGACGCAGGCGTATTGGGCGTGTTTGTCCAGGATGCCCGTGGTTATGTCGGCGTCAACACGGACACACCTGCGGTGATGACCCCGACGTTTACGCACACGTCAACAGTGTTGTCGTTGTTGCAGGTGGGCGGTAAATCATACGGGCGCATTGTGTCACGCGGCTCCGTCAATGGTGCGTTTGACATTATCGATACGGGCGCAGGGGCGGATCTAAAATGGATGCGACTGATCACTGACGGGGGCATTACCAAGTTTTACTCAGTGACCGATGCAGACAGTGTCCTTACTGACGATATCCTCGTCATGGATCATGCGTATGGTTATGTCGGTGTCAACACGGATACACCTGCGGTGATGACCCCGACGTTTACGCACACGTCAACAGTGTTGTCGTTGTTGCAGGTGGGCGGTAAATCATACGGGCGCATTGTGTCACGCGGCTCCGTCGATGCTGCGTTTGACATTATCGATACGGGCGCAGGGGCGGATCTAAAATGGATGCAACTGAACACTAACGAGGGCATTACCAAGTTTCTCTCAGTGACCGATGCAGGCGGTGTCCTTACTAACAATATCCTCGTCATGGATCATGCGACGGGCAAAGTGCTGTTTGGTGTAGCGACTGGCGGTGCGTCTGTGCTCGGCGTCAAGGCTGGCACGTCCACGAACGACGCGGCCTTAGGTGGGGTGCTGTATGTGACGACGACGGTAGCGGGCAATGTAGGGACGGGCGAAGATGACTTAGCCAGCTACACTGTGCCGGCGAATACGTTGGCGGTGAACAATCAGAGCTTGTGGGTTGAAGCAAGCGGAACGATTACATCGAATGTAAATGGCAAAGAAATTCGGCTAAAGCTGGGTAGTGAGTCAATTATTATTTGGACTCTGCCAGTATCCGTCACTGCGTACTGGAAGATAAGGGCAAGGTGCTTGCGTACCGGAGCAGCAACGCAAATCTGGACGGTAGATTATGGATACTCGACCACAGGTGGCACTCATGTTTCAGCAACCATAACAACCCCATCGGCTCTCACGCTATCTAGCTCCAACGTGCTAAAGGTGACAGGGACAGCCACATCGAATAATGACATTCAAATTGGCACATTCATCGTTGGCTATGACGATACAAACACGTAAGGGAGCAACAGGGGCCGAGCCAGGAAACGCGATAATTGACCAAAATAGGGTACCAAAATAGGGTGCCAAAAATAATGGCACCCTATTACGACCCACCCCACCAACTCGGCTATGACGAAATGCTATTGCTCAACTCGCTTACGTGTTTCTTATGCGACCTGTGAAAGTCGCGAACCTCCTGAATACGAGCTTCCAGCTTGGCGATGTTGCGCTCATCCGGCTCGTCGGTCATGGTTTGTTCTTGGTTGATGAGCGTTTTCAATTCGTCCACATTGCAGATGTGGTGGCCGTACATGGCGTTGTATTCCACGCCACAGTAATTACAAATTGAACTACCTGAGTTAGCTATGCTGGTCGCTTGAGTGGTCATGGTCTTTGTCTCCTGTTGATACATTCTGTCGATAATGACAGTCAGCGTTTCGGTTTGGGTTGTACCCCATCGCCCGCCCAACTCATCTAGCTGGCGACGGGTCAAAAGACTAACACGGAGATTGAGTTGCTCTTTTGCCATGATTATTAGCGAATCTGGCTTTCTGCCTTGACAATTGCTGCCTCGTGCGTCAGGCCGTCGTTGCGTACGTCCTGATAGAATGTAAAGAGACGCACGTTGTCAAAATCCCAATCTTGCGTTTCTGGCTGTTGTGCTAGTTCGCTGCGATCCCAGGCCGCCTTGCGTTGATAAGCGGCGGGTGTTGCGGTGGCAACCATGCGGTCGTACAAGGCGGCGAATGTTTGGGCGGCGTCTGCGGTAACTTTTACTGAGGTGTTCATGATTTGTTTCCTTTTGGCTAGTGGTGCGTTAGGCGTCTCGTGTGCGCCTGCGTTCAATTATGTTTTGATTATAGCACATTGCTATACGTTTGTCAATAGACAAACTGCCCAATTTCGTTTTCTTGATAGGAGGTGACGGCTCCCCCTAATGAATCAGGGGGCTTCTAGGGATTTGCACCCATGCCCTTCTGCACCGACTTTGCTACGGTGATTGCCAGCGGCGGAACTGCGCGACCTGGACATTGCCGCCAATCGTCTTGGAGAGTTGGGAAGCATTGGCTCAATTGGAGAAACTGCCAGTTGGGACATTCGTGATTACTCTCCCCGATTCATCGGGGAGAGTAATCACTCCAGCGTGTGGCGAGGCTATGGTCAACCGACACCATCAAAGCGTTTGCATTGCTTCGTCGATTAACGCTCTCACGGCGTTGGAAGCGTTTGAACTCTTGCTTTTCAGCCACTCAATTTGCGGCTGGGACAGGCGCACCGTTAGACGCACGGTGTCGCCATCCGGGTCGACCGGCTTGCGGCCAGCGCCGGGACGTGCACCGCCGGACATTGGCTTGGTGTTGACGTTTAAGATAGTGATTTTTCCGTTCATTTTCGTTTTCCTTTGGTGTTTCGGCCTTCTGGCCTCATTCAGCGCCGGTCAATTTCCGGTCAGACACCGGGCAGTTTTGCGACCTGCCCAAGTCGAGTGGTGGCGACTGGTTCAGAGTTCGGCCTCGTTGTAAAACTGGCCGCTACTTCCGCTGGTGCGGAAGTCGTCCAGGTCGTTGATTTCTCTGTCACGGTCACCGTGACGGCTGCGGTCAAATGCGCGCATTTGGGCGTTGCCCATGTCGCGCCGCTCCTTGTAGCTTAACACCTTGCGTTGTGGCGCACCGGTGCGCCAGTCGGCATAAGCGGCGTTGACGGCGCTCATCAACTCTTCAATATCTTCGAATTGGCCGATGGCTTCAGCAAGCAATTCTTTTGCTTTTCTATAAGCCATCGGTCGAACATTTAGTTCCTTGCTTGCCTCAACAAGGAACTTAGCAACCAGGGGATGGTTTTTACTGCGAGAGCTGGCCGCTTCGAACATAAAGTTCGTGTACTGGCAGGTGATAGTGGTCATCTTCTTTTTCCTTTTCCTTTGGTGTTTCGGCCTTCTGGCCTCATTCAGCGCCGGTCAATTTCCGGTCAGACACCGGGCAGTTTTGCGACCTGCCCAGGTCGGTGTGGATTAGTAGGAGCCACTCATCAACGCGCTCACTATCGCACCAACTACCGCACCCCATGAAAAAATTAGGAACTCGTAATACAGAACTTTTTTTATTTTCATTTTGAGACTCTCTCAATCTGAATGATGAAAAAAATTATCGTACTCGTGACCGCTCTGATCATGAGCGGCGTTAGCGCGCTTCTCGGACCAAAATGCCTCGCTCTGGGCAATTGCGCCGAAAACCTGTTCGTAAGTGCCGCGTGTGCGGCCAACCGTTATATCTACAAAAGTACCGTTACCTTCGTAGAAAAAACGGCGTTCTGCGTGCGCCAGGGATAACTTCTGAGCGCCGGACTTACTCAGTTCGGCCTCGGCGGGTATACCGGCCGCCGATATCAGTTCTGCCGATATCGGAAATCGTTTGTTCATCAAAGCGATCATTTTCGTACGTTCCTCGTGTGCGTGTCGGTGTTTCGGCCTTCTGGCCTCATTCAGCGCCGGTCAATTTCCGGTCAGACACCGAGCAGTTTTGCGACCTGCCCAGGTCGGTGGGGCTAATCGCCACTCAGTAGCGATAGTTGAGCTATTCCGCATTGGCGGCTGTAGCATTTGCTGTAGCCCAGTTTTCCGGGCTGGCTCCAGACGAACGTAACATTTCCGCCCACTGCTGCCGAGATAACGACAGCACCATCACCCACAGCCATCTTAATCGTGGCGCCGTCTTCGATGAGAGACAAAATCTTTGTAATCTGTGTGGTGTTCATGATTGTTTCCTTTTCTCTGTGCGTTAGGCGTCTCATGTGCGCCTGCGTTCAATTATGTTTTTATTATAGCAGACAATTTCAAAATTGTCAATAGGTAGCATCGAAATCAAACCTTAAATTAACGCGCTAAACAAAAACGCCGAGGCAGCCAGCCCCGGCGAAGATGTCAGGGCTGCGCCGCGTCATCGCCTTCCATCGCGGCAAGCCACGCCAATGCCGCTGTGCCGCGTTGCCAATCAATATCATCGGGAGCCTATGTATTCCTGATTGTCTCATAAAAATTTCCTTTTGGTGTGGATAGTGGATTAAAAAACGTTGCTGCCAGTCTTAATGTTGTGCCAGTCGCCATCATTCCAGTGAGCGGCCAAAAAATCTTCTGCGCCCATGTGGTCGAGTTCGGCTTGGTAGTTGAAGCTGGCTTCAACGAACTCAATTGTCAAACCCAATCGGCGGTAGGCTTCTAGGCGATGATGACCGTCAACCATGATGCCCGTGATGTCAAAATCAGCAAGCTCGTCACTCTCAAGAGTGGCGATTACAGCAACAAAGGATTCGCCACTCTTGATACGTTCGATGTACTGCTCTACGATTTCTTCATTGGTGGTGTGTTGGCTGCTGATAATCACGTTCGGTTCCTTTGGTCAAGTGTGCGCCTGCGTCTCGTGTGCGCCTGCGTCTCGTGTGCGCCTGCGTTCAATTATGTCTTGATTATAGCAGACAATTTTGAAATTGTCTATAGGTAGCATCGAAATCAAACCTTAAATTAACGCGCTAAACAAAAACGCCGCCGCCACCCTGTGCGAGTAGCGGCGGCGTTTTCGTTTTGCGGCTAGGCGTTGGCGGGTGGGCGTTGCAGCGCGGCGCGCAACGTCTCGCGAATGGCGACAATCTGCTCCTCTCCAAAATCGCCGCTGCTGCCGTCGAACAGGTCGGGCGGGTAGATGTCGTCAATCCAGCCAAGCGCGGCCTGTGCTGCATGTTGCAGCAGCGTATCGTTCTGTGTCTCAATCCACGCCCCCGGCACAAGTGGCGCGGCGTCCGTGAGTTGGCAGAGACGAAGATTGCCAGGGAGATAAACGCATTTCCCCTCGTCACTTTCGTCTTCGTAGCCTATACCCAATTCATCCTGATCGACATACACTTTGTGCTGCCAAAAACTGTCGTCCTCTATGCAGTCGTCGCAGGCGCAAAGATACGAATACCCAGTTTCCACTGGTTTCCAAACCTGTTTACTTGACATCGTTTATCTCCCATTCAATCGCATAAATCGGATCGGCATTGTGATGATTGGCGCATTGCCAGTAGCCGCCATCGCCGTCGCAAATGGGGCAAATCGTCCAGTAGCCGCCATCGCCGTTGCACTTGTGACAGAATTGCCACTCGCACGCTTCCGCGCACGCGGGGCAATGGGGCGCGTCACTGACTGCCATCGTTAGCCTCCTCCTCCGCCACTGTTTTCGGCCCTTCAAAAATTCGCGTAAGCGTAGCGATGTCGTCCACGATCTCAAACTCGATGCGCCAGCCTGGTACATAGTGTACTTTTGCCATCTCCGACAAAGCACGCTGAATGTCTCCAGCATCAAACTCATATACGATCCGCTCGACGCGATTGTAGTATGTTTGCACTCTCATGCGAGCACCGCCTCTCTGTTGGTGGCGGGCTGCTGCGCGCGTGCGCCGGTCGATTGCAGCATGGCGGCCTTGTGGTTGCGCCAACTGGTTTGCAGCCCCGCCAGGTTGTCGCGGATGTAATCTGCCAAAATGTCTTTCTCGTCATCGCTCAACTGCGCTGCGCTGTCGCGCGGCTCGGTCTTGGCGACCTTTTCCGTCCAATTTTGGCACAGCCACGCCCGCGCGCCCTTGTCCCAATCGGGGCCAAATGCCGACGCGCCTTGGCCAAACATGCGCTGGTGTGGCGGGGACTCGCGCTGCTCTGGCGTGAAGAGGGCGTCGCCCTCGTCTGCGTCGCTGGCCATAATCTCGCCGGTGCTGGGGTCGATGTGGCGCGGCATTGCACTGACAATGTTGCCGTCGCCGTCTACCTCTGCGCCAAATTCCTCTGGCACATAAACCGCGCTGCCAGAGAAAGTGTCAGGACAGAACCATCTCACGCCGTTGGACATAGCGCGTGCAAAAAGCATGTTGCGCGCGTACTTCACCATGTTCTGCGTGCCAGCCCTTGCGGCATCCTCTCTTGTAAATTCACTAACGCCGATGCTTTCTTTTTTATCGGCGATACGCTCAAAGAACTCGATAGAGCAGCGGTCGCTACTCATCTCGCGTACGCGATAGTCATAGCGACCGCTGCCCTTAACTGCACTCGCCATCAAGGTTGCGGCGATGCTGGGCTTGCCCTGAATGATTTGAATTCCGTTGACGCTGGCGAAGGGGCCAAAGCCAAGTTCTGCGCCTGCCAGCATCTTGGTGGCGATTTGCGCGATTTGCGTTTCGATAGCGCCCTTGGCGTCGAAATAGCCAGAGGCAGCGAACATTCTTGCCATACGCTGCAAATCGTCCAGGTTGGTTGTTGGGTTGCACTTTTCGATGATGTTCATTCTGTTGGCTCCTGGCGCTGCTCGTCGGTCAACATGCCTTGATGTGACCAGTTGATGGTGCATAGCGTGTTCTTGAGAGGCTGCAACTTCCAGCGTCGCTCGTCGCGTAGGGCTTGCCGCTTGCGCTCCTGTGGTGTCTGATGAACACATTTTTTGCGATGGGTAGCGACGTTGCTGGAAAAGAAAAAGCGCGAATACGGGCCAGGTGCCTTAGTGACCGCAACCCACGTGCGGCCACAGTGAGGGCAAGCACAGGTGACTTTGTTCGGCTCTTGCATTATCTAGCTTTCTGCGCGTGACTGTGCGCGCCCCAGAATTGTATCAAAAAACGTTAGCAGCCGCCGTTTAGCAGCCGCCGTGTCGAATGAAATCGTGGTCATCTTCGATGGCTGGTTCGCGTTCGTACTCGGCAAGCGCTGCCTCGTTGCGGGTCATTTCGTCGTGCCATCCGATACAGTACGCCTCCACGCAGCCTAGCGCAGATACCCATTTTCGCGGCTGACAGGGGTCGCCGTCGCGTGCGTCAAGCCGTCCAAGCTCGCGGCAATCCTCTAGGATGGCGGGACACGTGACGTGGATGACGCTGCTGTCACGGTCAATGCGCCCTATGGCGAAAATGTACTTGGTGTTCATGAGCGATTCCCTCCACTTAAATAGGCGTCCGTTTCGGCGTCGGCATCCGCCTTGAGCGTAGCAAAGAATCCGCGCCTTTGAACAATGTTTGCACAAGCTTCTAGCTGCTTCCCTTCTCGGAAGAGCCACGCGCCCTTTTCGGCATCCAGCACGCCGAGCATGTAGGCCGAGACATCGGCTTCGAGGGCGGCGACGATAAATTGGGGATTGCGGGTGGATGGTGCTACAATTAAGCTGTTCATTTTCGAAACCTTTCTTGAGAGAGATGGGTTGATGACCGTGACCTGGGGCCGTTCTAGCGGCCGCCAGGTCTTTTCTTATCCCGGAAGCACGTCCGATTAACAGGTATTATAATCTAGATTGCACGAAATGTCAAACATTATTTATAACTGACTAAAGGTAAGTGTTGACAAACTGAACAAAAAGGTTTATAGTGATGACGAAAGGGGGTGATACGTGGCAGTAAAGCTAAATGCGAAGTTTGTTAAACATCTTCTGATCGAGAAGGACATCGATCAGCGGGGCTTGGCGGAGCTCAGCGGCCTGTCGGAAATCACGATTTCCCGACTGATGCAGGGGAACGCGTTCAATTCGGACACTTTAGGCAGGGTGGCAACGGCGCTGCGTTGCCACCCGGTCGATCTAATCGAGGCGTCGGGGTATGACTCCCCACACGTGGACGCCCCGGTCGTTGCAACTATCCGCGCATAGCGGACATGGCCGACTACACATACGGTCAGGCTCAAGCGACAGAAGCAGAATCATATCGAAAGGAAAAGGCTGTGAAAAAACAATTCGTCGTACGGCAGGGAGATATTTTGCTGGTGCGTGTTCACTGCGCGCCGCAGGGTTTGGTGCGTCAGCCAACCAAAACGGGCAGCGTCACCGTCGGCTATGGCGAAGTAACCGGCCACCATCACACAATTCAAGATGCCGTGTGGATGGTTGCGCCGGGGGTATTGACCTACGACCTGCACCAATTCGCGCTGGGGAACGGCACGATGCCCGTGTTCGTGGTGATCGACGAACCAACCACGCTGACGCATCAGGAGCACGCGCCTATCGCCCTGGATGCGGGTGTCTGGCAAGTTTTGCGTCAGAGGACTTACACCCCAGAGCGCGTCATTAGCGTGCGCGACTAATGCCACCGTTGCAAAGGGGCCTGAGGTGTAACAGGCCCCTTTGCGCTACAGCAGTAAACAGAGGACGTCATGCCAAAAAAAATTGAAAGTTTGACGCCAGAGCAAGAAGCCTTGTTGCCCGTTTGGACTAAAAAGTGGATTGAGATTGGCCTGTCGTGCGAACCATTGGATCGAGCCGCAGCCGAGGACGCCGTGTGCCGCGCTTATGCAGTAGCAAATCTGCCACCTCCCAAACACTTTGTTGTCTGCGATAGCCCGCTCAGCGGGTCAATCGTTGGGGCCATCGTTGGGGCCAGCGTTGGGGACAGCGTTGCGGCCAGCGTGCGCGCCAGCGTTGCGGACAGCGTTGTGGCCAGCGTTACGGCCA